TGGATTTGCAGCGCCGTTATGGCGACCGGCCGACCGAGCTCAGTGCCATTGGCTGTACCCGAGCATCCGAAGCCCAGCGCCGTGGTAAGTGGGCGATTCTCAGCAACAATCAGGACCGCACCGTCACCTTCAAGACCGGCATGGAAGGTGTTATTCCCTTGCCAGGCCACATCATTCCGGTGGCGGATTCGCTGTTGGCCGGTCGTGAGGTGGGCGGCCGGATCTCGGCGGCAGCAGGTCGGGTGATTACGCTCGATCGCGACACCCAAGCCAAGGCGGGAGACCGCCTGATCATCAACCTGCCCGGCGGCCGCGCTGAGGGTCGCACCGTGCAGAGCGTCGACGGCCGAGCCGTTACCGTAACGGTGGCCTACGGCGAACCGCCCGTGGCGCAGTTGCAGTGGGCGCTTGATGCCGATGATCTGGCGATCCCGCTATATCGCGTGTTGCGCACCAAGCGCACCACCGAAGGCGACTATGAAATCAGTGCCCTCCAGTTCGAGCCGAGTAAGTTCGCTTTCATCGACACTGGCGCACGCCTGGAAGAGCGCCCAATCAGCGTGATTCCGATCACCGTGGTTCCCGCGCCGGCGAGCGTGTCGCTGTCGTCGACTTCGTCGGTCGTGCAGGGGCTGGCCGTGGCCACCATGACCATCAGCTGGCCCGCCGTAAATGGCGCGGTCGGTTATGACGTGGAATGGCGCAAGGACAGTGGCAACTGGATCAAGCTGCCGCGCACCGGCATGACAACTGTGGATGTGGTCGGTATTTACGCCGGCGCCTACGTGGCCCGCGTCCGGGCGGTGAGCGCCTTCGACATCTCGTCAATTTGGCGCAACTCGATCCTGACCAATCTCAGCGGTAAGCAGGGTCTGCCGCCGGCGGTGGCATACCTCACGGCCGCGCCGCTGCTGTTCGGTATCTACTTGAAATGGGGATTCCCGGCTGGAGCCGAGGACACCCAGCGCACTGAGGTCTGGTACGGGCCAACCACAGACCTTGAGGCAGCGAGCAAGCTGACGGACCTGGCTTACCCTCAGAGCGACTTCTCGATGCTTGGTCTGCGGGCTGGCGTGACCTTTTACTTCTGGGCGCGCCTGGTGGATCGGATCGGCAATATTGGTCCGTGGTATCCGGTCGGGATGGGTGTCCAGGGTCAATCGAGTGCAGACGCAGCGGCGATTCTGGAAATGATCGCCGGCGAGATTGGCCGCACGGAGCTGGGACAGGACATCCTCGATGAAATCGACAAGATCCCGGGGCTTCAGGCGCAGATCGATGCGCTGGACGGCCTCAAGGCGTATGACCCGGACGCAACCTACGAAGAGTACGACCTGGTGGTAGTCGGCAAGCGGATCTATCAGGCAACTGGTGATGTTCCGCTGAACACGCCGCCGCCTAACCCTGCTTACTGGCTCGACGTTGGCCAGACAGTGCAAACCGCCAACGGCCTGGCACAGCAGGTTGCGACCAACACCGCCGATATCACCGAGATCGACGGCGTGGTCACAGCCCAGGCAACAAGCCTGCAAGCCTTGCGCTCGGCTACTCGCGACGACGACGGCAATGGGGACGCGCTTGACGCTCTGCGCGGCTGGAACGCCACTGCCAGCTTCGCGCAGGAGGTCAAGGTACGGACATCGCAAAACAGCGCGCTCAGTCAGCGTTTGACCACTCTCGATGTTGAGGTGGGTGAGAACTCTGCCAACCTCACGACGCTCGAGCAGGTTGTCGCCACCAATGAAGAGGTGACCGCCTCCAAGATCACCCAGTTGACCGCTAGCGTGGGGGAAAACACCTCAGCTATTCAGGAGACATCCGAGGCGTTTGCAGACCTGGACGGTAATCTGAGCACCATGTGGTCGGTGAAAATGTCGGTCACCGCCAATGGCCAGTATGTCGCGGCAGGTGTTGGGCTTGGCATCGAGAACGTGGGCGGGGTGTTCCAAAGCCAGTTCCTTGTGAGCGCGGATCGGTTCGCCATCGTCAACACCATCGCCGGTGGCGCGATCTCTGTGCCGTTCGCGGTGCAGGGTGGTCAGGCATTCCTCAATTCGGCGTTCATCTTGGATGGCACCATCACCAACGCGAAAATCGGCAGTTACATCAGCTCGACCAATTACATCGCCGGCACGCAGGGTTGGATTCTCAACAAGGATGGAACGCTGGAAATCAACGGTATCGTTCCCGGTCAGGGCCGCTTGGTGATCAATTCGCTGAACGTCTCTGTCTACGACGTCAATGGTGTGCTGCGCGTCCGTCTTGGTTACTTGGGGTGATAAATGGCATATGGAATGCGGATCTGGGGCGCCGATGGCGCGCTTCAGGTCGATGAAAACTCGTTCACGATCCGCGTGGCCTTGTCGGTGCTGGTAACGTTTCCCGCGGGAGCGAGTAAAGGCAACCAGGACTTTTCTGTGCCTGGTGTCGGCCCAGGCAACGGGACCGCGATTGTTGTTCCCATTGGCGCCTACGGCGACAGCCAGATGCAGTTTGAAACCGAAATGCTCAATGGGGTGGCGCGGGTCTACAACTACACGCGCACATTCGCAGCGAGCACCGTGTCGAGCGGCACGATGCGTCTGATTGTGATGAGGTGGAGCTGATGAGCTATGGACTGCAATTTACGAACAACAGCAATGTCGTCACCCTTGATTCCGAGTTTGCTCGCTTGATGGTGATCGCATCCGGCCGGTTCGCGCCGACGGAAGAGTCAGGGATGGGGTCGACCACCTACTTCGCCAGGCCGGTCACCTCGCAGGAGCCGCCCTTGGTGTTTGTTCGACCCGACACGGTGGGCGCCGTGGCTGGTCTCTGCCGGATGCGGCTTATCGGGTCGGCCGGGAATTGGGTCGGATTCTATGTTCGGGCGTATAACGCGCTCACAGCGCAGCCGAATGGCCGGTACTTTGTTGCCGCGTTTGGCGCGCAGCCGGCTTCCGTTTACGGGATGCGGCTGTGGGATGGTGGCGGAAACCTGCTGTTCGATTCCGGAACCTCTTGCGCTACTTTCACCCGCGCTTTTCAGAACTGGTCCTACGTCAGGGATGACAGGGACGCCCAGGGCCTAACCCGGATCTATTACAGCGTTCCATTCGATTTCCCGCAGAACGAGTACATGTTGTTGAACACCTTCGGCATGAACATGACGTCGGGCAGCGGCATACCGCGCAATCTCTACTGCTGGTGGGATTTCCCAAATAACCAGCTCTACGCGATCACTGTCGCGGCTGCAAATCCCTACGCGTTCTTTCTGCCGGCGGTGTTCGCAAAACTCGCCGTGTAAGCCCAATAAAGGAAGTAATTCATGAGCTGGTACAAAACCGGGTCGGTTTCTGTTGTCCAAAATTCCAACGCTGTGATCGGCGCAGGTACCGCGTTTATTGCCAATGGTCGGGTAGGGGATGCCTTTCAAGGACCGGACGGTGATTGGTATGAAGTCACCAACATTGCCAGCGACGCGGCAATGTCCATTGCGCCGAATTATCGGGGCGCCACGACATCCGCTGGATTCTACGCCCTAGCACCGATGCAGGGTTACAACAAGGACACAGCCGATGCGTTACGCGCGGCATCGTTGCAGGTGGGCGATGCGCTGGACGGCTTGGAGGAGAGCGTCACCGAGGCATCCCAATCGGCCGCAGCAGCACTGACATACAAAAATGCAGCGGCCACCTCAGAGACGAATGCCGGCAACTCGGCAAGCGCCGCTCTGATTTCGAAGAACTCAGCCGTTACCTCCGAAGGGCATGCAGCTGATTCTGCAGCTGCTGCCTTAGCCTCCAAAAATGCCGCCGCCGCATCTGAAACAAATGCCGGTGCTTCGGCCGCAGATGCTTTGTCATCGAAGAACGCAGCGGCCGTGTCGGAAACGAACGCTGCAGCGTCGGCTGCTACCGCCGCCAACCTGGGCGTAGGCAAAGGATACATCGAAGGCCTGCAGATGTCCTTTCAGAGCGCTCGAGCAATAACTGTAGGTCCTGGCGTTGCCTGTCTTCCTAGCGGGACTCGCATCGTAGTTGGCGCCGACATCGTCAAGACCGCGATAACCCTCACGGCAAGCGGGTTCACCCACGTTTACTTGTACCTTAACGCTGGCGTCCCCGATTTGGAGTTCAGCTCAGCCGCCCCGGTAAAATACAACGGGACCGCATACCAGAAGACCGGCGATGCAAGCCGTCGATACTTAGGCAGCTTGTTGGCTAACTCCTCCAGCAACATGTACAGATGGCGGCACGACGTCGCAAAAAACCGCATCACGTACACTCAGGCGGCTTCAACGACAGCCCCTTTCTTGCTGGTAACACAATGGGGGGCGACGACGTACTCCCCAGTAAGCCCGGCTCCTGTCGCTCCGGTTCAGACCGCCACCCACTTGCTAACAGTTACGAATGTCATCTCTCTGGCTTATTACTTTTTGCCAGAGCAGCAGTCATCGCCAACCGCTGGCAACTTTATGCAGGTGGTCGGCAGCCAGAGTAACGCTGTCAATAACGCACTCATCTCTCACGAGGTTGAATTAAGTCGAGAGCCAGGCCTAACTTTCAGCCAGTTCGGTGTCGCCGTGCAGGGAGGTGTTTCTGGCGCGCAAATGAGTATGTTCGTCTACGGGTACACTTACGAAAGATAATCAGGGGGAATTCAGATGGGGTACGCAATTCAGGAAAGCGGTACGTATCGCGGCGTAACAGAAGACATGGAACTGTTCGAAGGAGAGACCTATTACGAGGACGTGCCTCAGTGGGCATACGACAAACTTGAAGCGGATCGAGTTCGCAGTGAACTTGTTTTTACTGAGGACGCTTGGCAGTTGGCGGAGATGACTCTTATCTCTGGCCAGATCACGTCAATAGAAGACGAAGATCCTACAGCTCTGCCAGGAAGCGTCGAAGAGTGGCGGGCCTATCGTGTGAAGGTTCGAGCCTGGAAAGAAGGCGCGCAGTTCTTTCCGGATCTGATGCATCGCCCGATACGCCCTGCGTAAAAACTTGTCGCTGTCGGCCTACCATAGGGCGGTACTATTTTTCTGTCCTCTCTCCGCAGGCCCTGAGCAGGTCTGAGTTGAAGTTGCTCAGTTCGCGCCTAACTTAAATTTGATGTTGTTCGAAGGCCACCAAGACCAAGACGGTGGAGGCTCGTAGCAGCCAGGCTGATTCGCTGGTGTCGCATCACAGCGAACTGTATAGCCTTTTTTGCCGATTTCTCGACCGCCTTCTCCGGTGCCACGCTCACTGTACGAGGAGCAGCCACCGAGCAAAGCAGTAATCAAAAGAATCGTTGTGTATTTCATAAATGCCTCCATGCGTGGAGCGCATAGCTTACCTATTGAGTCCCGCCTGGTGCGGGCTTTTTTTCGCCTGGAGAAAAGTGATGATCGTTTCCGAAAAAGACCGCGACATCCTCGCGCGCACTCTGTGGGGTGAGGCCCGCGGCGAATCATTGGCTGGACAGATAGCTGCAGCTTGGACCATTCGCAACCGAGTGAACGACGGCAAGACCAAGTCGTGGTGGGGAGAGGGCTATGCCGGTGTGTGCCAGAAGCCTTACCAGTTCAGCTGCTGGAACAAGACCGACCCGAACTATCAGTTCCTGATCGGCGTGAAGCAGATCCAGTTCCGCGAACTGGCACGGTGTCGAGTTGTGGCCGAGCAGGTTATCGATGGGAAAGTGCCGGATCCCACCGGGGGCGCGACTCATTACTACGCAAGCACCATGCCGAAGCCCCCGACCTGGGTGAAGGGTGCCAAGCTGACCTTGGCACTCGGACACCACCTCTTCTTCAAGGACGTGCCATGAGCGAAATCAAAACCATAGGCCGCTGCCTTGGCCAAGGTTCAGACGGTTCAATCTGGTTTTTCTGCCTTGGCTGCAATGGTCCGCACAGAATCCAGGTCAACTCACCCAACACGCCAGGGGCGAACTGGGGATACAACGGCAAACCGGGCGCACCGACGTTTACCCCATCCGTGCTCGTTACTGGCGTTCAGCATCTCACCGAAGAAGAGCACAAGCTGCTTATGGCTGGCGGTCATGTCGAGCCTCGACAGCTTGTGTGCCATTCATTCGTGACCGATGGACGGATTCAGTTTCTTGGCGATTGCACGCATGCGTTGGCGGGAAAGACCGTCGACCTGCCTGATTGGGAGGTGTCATGGAACAGCTGGTAGCGAAGCTGCAGCTGCCGCTGCGTGTTCTGGTC